GCATACCTTGTTTTGGTGTAAAAGTTCTATAACCATTCGCAACCAAACAACCTTCATGGTTCCATCTTAGTTGTCTAATTTTATCATTCGCATCTACACATCCTATATAATTTTTTTTCCATTCTCTTTCAGGTATATCAATTTTAAACCCACCTTCTACTCTATCTAATCTTTGTAACGGAGGCTCTCCTTCCTCTTTATGAGAATTATAATAATCCAAAATTGGTTGATATTCAATCGTCTCGGGTAATACTTGAATTGTCATCTTGTGATAGTTTCAATAATTAATACTTTTATAATTATTGAAATTTTTTATTTCAATTTTTTTTTAATACTTTATTAAATATATTTAAACACTTGGAAAACTTGGTTGCATAGCAATTCCACAAATTCCGGCATCATTTGTGGATTCAGATCTTGCGATTTTTACATAGCCTTTATCACCCCAAGTTGTAGACCAACTATTCTTGACAAGCCAATACTTTTGTCCATTTTCCTCACCATAGCCTACAATTAAAACACCATGATCCAAATTGGTTCCACAGCTTGAAGAAGTAAGGACACCACTTGAATAAGATTGGAAATATCTAGTATCAGCTTCAATAGCAATAGCGACTGGTTGTTGAGCAACAGCTGCCTTCAAAGAGAGTTGATCATTTGGTTTGACATCGGAACAAGAAGAAATATGAGCAACTGCTGTGCATTTTTCACACGCACCAGAAGCACCTGTTCCAGAAGTATAAGGATAAGAAGATAAAGAACATTGACCATGTTCAATAACATACTTAAACGCACCGTCCATTTGCCCTCCTGAACATCCATGTGAACCATATGATACACCGGTGGCACACTCTACTAATTGTTCTTCAGATAAATCAACAAGCTTACCACTAGAAAGAGCCCAAGCACCTTCAATTGCACCAGTTGCTGAAAATGTCCAACAAGAACCACATTGTCCTTGATCCTTAACAGAAGTAACAGCGCCTAAAGTTCGCCAATCAATAGAAGATGGTAAACCTGAACTAGAACTGGAAAAACTTTTGCAACCGTAAAGCCCTACTTTGGTCTGTAATCCACTAGCATATATACTTTTAAATTCTTCAGGGGTTAAATCTGTAAATTGATTTACACCCATAGTAAAGTTTTGACCAACATCCAAGTTATGACTATCAATTATACGCAAATTCTCGCGGAAAATACGGAATCTATTTACTTCTTCCTCAATTGTTCTATATTCTTTTTGAAATATATTTCTAAAAATCTTGAACCTTTCAAACTCATAATCGGTTCCATCTAGAGTTCCACGTAGGTTAATTTCACTTGCTAAAACTGAAAAGAGAGAAGTAAGAAAAAAAATGATCTTGAACATCATATATATTTAAATATAGAAATAAAGTATTTATTATGTTTTAATAAATATAATAAATTTATAAATATTTAATCTTAAACTCTTCCAACGTCATAATTGGTATGCCTAATTTTTTAGCATCCAAAACTTTACCTGTATCTTCATTCAGATCTTTAACTATTACTATAAATGTTTGTTTTGATACACTCGCACCTAATTTAGCACCCACCTTTTTAATTATATCTTGAACAGACGCATCTCTAAAACCAGTCATAATAATTGTTTTTTCAAATAACGGATGATTTGATTGAACGTTTTGTTTTTCAAAATATAATTTATCTGTCAATCCTGCTTCTTTCATAAATTGAATAAACTCATTTATTCTCTCTACAAATGCTTCAGAAGTCTTTGTAGCCATTCCTTTAATCGCGGAAACCTTTGCAACCTTTTGCTGAATAGATTCATTAGATAATAATACTTCGGGATATGAATTTAAAATCAATTCCAACCTTTTTTCATTAAAACCTCTACCAAATAAATTAGATGCTGACATAACTTGAATAAGAGAAGCTGCTTCAATTTTCTCTCTAATTCCATTATAAAGTTTATTTGTAGTTTTTTCTTTAAACCCTTCCACTTTAAGAAAATCTTCTACATTCATATTCAAAATTTTTATTATACTATCAAAACCTGCCTCCATCATACGACTCACATTTCCTGAACTTAATCCTTCTACTCCAATTCCCCTAAAGAAACCGGTGATATTCTTCTCTCTAACTGTCTCATCTACTTCTAAATTTTCAACCATTATATCTACTTGAGTATCATTCCACTTATAAGAAACCAATGGCATTTTTGCTTCTTCAGCATAAACAATAACTTTACGAATATGAGGAATAACATCACCACTACGAATTAGCTCGATAACAGCACCAATACCAATTTTATTATCGCGAATAAACGCACCATTAAAACCAGTTGCGTATTCAATACGAACTCCACCTAAATTTATAGGTTCTATTTGAACACGAGGTTTCAAATATCCATCTTTACTGGGTGTCCAAATAACATCTACAACTTTTGCTTCTGCGATTTGATCAGATAATACCATTTTAAATGCAAAAGCATGTTCAGGATTACCAGCTTTTCTTTCATATATATTATTATTAGTAATGATTATACCATCAATTTCATACAAATATTTTTCTCTCCATTCAACTAAACTTTGAGATAATATTTCATTTGTTAAATTATTTTCAGCCCTCCAAAAAACAACTTTCAAATCCATCGTAGAGAGAAAAGTCATTTGTTCTGACGGTTTCATAACAGGTTTTATTAGTTCATAAGAAACAAAATGTAAATCTTTAATTACTGAGACATTTACGCTTTTGTGATTTACAATTCCAGCAACCATATTTCTTGGATTTGCAAATTCTGTTTTATATTTTGTTTCAAAAACAGACTTTGGAATAATAAATTCACCACGAATAACTATATTTTTATTTTTGGGTAAATTTAAATAGGGAATTAAATGACTTATATCTTGACCTACTTTGCCGTCACCTCTAGTATATAGTTTTGGTACCAATCCCTCTGTAGTATATAATCCACTTACACCATCTAGTTTACATGATAATATATAAGGACCTTTAAATTTAACTGCCCAAGAAGAGAGAGCATTTGTATCTGGTTTAATTTTATCCATAGAACCCATCATATAAGGTAAATTTACTTTACGACTTGAAACCGCAGCACCTATTTCAGAAATCACTTGATTTGCCGGATATTTTTTTTCAAAATATTCTTTAATAATATCATACTGACTATCTGACATTAGCGGGTTTTGATTAAAATAAGATTTATTTAATTCTCTCAAAAGCAATGATAGTTGTTTCTCATTTAATTTATCCAAAATTGTAATACCATTTTTTTTAAATAATTCTATGGTTTTTATAATATTTTCATCAATTTTATATTCATTTTCATTTTCACTTTCACTATCGATATCATTATTAAGTATTAATATTTTTTTCGGTTTTTGATTTATTTCTGATTTTTCCTTTTTTTTTAGAGTTTTTTTAACCCTTTTTATTGGAACATTTGTCTCTTTTGACTCTTTTTTTGTTGGCGCTGTACCGACAATAATCGCTCTTCCATCAATTCTCTCATTTGGCGCTTTATAAACGAGTCCCAAGAAATTAAATATATCCTCTTCTGAAGTGAATTGATGATCTACTTTGTCACCCTTTTTTTTACCTCCATCTTGTAGCGTATATAGACCATGTTCATTCATAGTATATCCCTTTTCTACTGCTACTTGACGCATAACTGTATTGAAAATTTTACTTCCAGTGAAGTAGAGAATAGCAAAAGGAAATTCTTCTATACTTGTATATAAGAAATCAACTCGTCTAGCGACTCCCGACGAAGAAATTTTTGTAATAACTAGACACTTTGTAGAACCTCTACAGAGAACTTCTAAAATTATTTTCTTTTTTATCAACTCATTTATAAAATTTAGAAATACAGATGGATTATCTGTTGTGATTATCATATCAATATCACCAGAGTTTTCAGCACCACGACGATAAGATCCTACAATTTCAAATCGTGAATTTGGAGTCGCAATTTTATTAAATTCACTAGAAAATATGGATTCATATTGCTGTATTTCTGAACGTGGAATACGCTTTAAAACATCTTCATAATAATGCAGACCAACTTTCTGTACATCATTCAATAAATGTTTATTCCCTCTAAGTTGCGCTATACTTTTGATTCCATTATCTACTAACTCTTTCGCTTTTTTTGGACCTATTCCATATACTTCCGATAAAATATTTACTGGATTTTCTTTTTCTCTCTCTAGAATACTCAAGGTTCCTGTTTCAACATATTCATTCAACTTTTCCATAATAGTCTGACCAATATTTGGCTTACCTTTTAGATCATCTGGACTTGTAATATCGTTTAAATTTGACATTATTGTTTCTTGTGCCTTTTGATAAGCACGTGCACGAAAGGGTTCACCTTGTTTCAACATTATATCAGCTAGTTTTTCCATAAGATCAATAAATTTTTCATTTAAACGACCTGATAAAGACATATTTAAACTCATATCTTAGGATATCTTTAAATCTTTTTCTTGTTCGCCTATTTCAAATAATTTAATTATCAATTTTTTATTTAAATTAAAAAAAATTGATTTTCTTAAATAATATAAATAATAAATCATTATCATCAACAACAATGAACTCTGAGATTCAAACTGAGACTGTTTTACCCCCTCACCCTCCTACTAGTGAGCAGGAGATAAATATTGAAAATACTACAGATATAAATACTACAATAACACCAGTTACTATTAAAACTATTACTAGACAACAAGTAACGAGAAATGTGTTATATACTGATGGTACTTTTGTTCCAGGTAAATTTGAATATGTAGAAAATAAAAATGTACGTGAAATGTTTAGTACTGCTTGGCAAGCAATAAGTGCTGCCGAGGGTTGGTATTTTATGGCACAACCTATAGAAACTTTTATGTGGTCACATGATCCACAATTGGATAATATAAATACAAGAATACGCAACCTTTATGACGGTCATAGTGGATATACATATGGTTATACAATGCGCGAAATGCAACTTATAGCTCGTTATGGAGAGGTAGAATTTAAGAAAAACAATAAAAATTAATCCACTTTGAAAAAAGTGGAGCAAAAATAAAAAATATAAAATATAAAATAAAAAATAAAAAAAGTTATTGACCAAATGGTCTCACTTTAATTAATTATATTTAATAAAATTACATACATCAATACATATAAACATTTTTTATTTTTGTTTTTTATTTTTTATATTTTTTATATTTTTCCTTACCACTCATTGTCAAGCTCTCTTGCTACTGAGTTCAAATTTTCTACAATACCTGTGCGGCGGCGCTTGGGACGCACCGTGATGTTGGGGTGAATTGGTTCTTCTGCTACGGCTGCGGCTACTGGTGTGGCGACTTCTTCCAAGGCTTCAGCTTCAGCTTCAGGTTCAACACGAGGCTCTTCGTAGTTGCTGATGATCATGCGCATTTGAGTCCAAACACGCTCATCCACTTCATCGTACTCTTGATCCTCATCTTCATACTCATCGTGGTCGCGCAGAAGAATCTTAACCAAATCCTCCATAGTAACACCATTTGCTGTGAGTTGCTGTGCGATATGAGCTGCCGAAGGCTTTGCGGGTTCCTCATTGTCTTCCGCTTCCTCAAGCTCATCCTCGCGATCATGCTCAACACCCTCCACGTTATCCATGAACATACGGAAACCACGCAGAGCATAGTCATCGGGATTTCTCATGTCTACTAAAAGGGAATAATCGCCAGAATTAACTGAATATTCCTCCTCTTCAGGTTCCTCAGCCATCGCAGTACGGCACATGGGGCAGGCGAAGCCATTTTGAGCAACATTTCGCATCACACAGCTAGCATGAAAGCAATGTCCGCAGTCAGTAGTAATACAATTCTTGTTAACATTAATATCATCCATGCAGATAGGGCATTCTATAATGGCTGTCATATCGGCAGCGGACATTTTAATAATAAAGTTTATCTTAAAAGTTTGAAAGTTGAAAGTCTTTGAGACGTATTTGGTTGTTTAATATATCTTTCATATTAATCAATAAAAGTATTT